ATCAAATAACTCAGTGGCTACTACATCTTCACCCTCTTCAGTCACTGTAACTGTTGCGCGTTCCTCAATTTCTGTTGGAAGTTGAATTTGACCCTGTGCGTTCACACCTGCTTTTCTTGCTTCTTCTTGACCTTCTTTGATAACAGCCAATGTGACATCATCAAGTGGCTGATTGTTGGCAATGCTTCTGATTGCCTTTATTAAACTAAATCTTTTATTCATTTTTTCACTATTAATAGTTTTATTATTTTCTGTGTTTCTTTCTTCTACCTCTTCAAAGTTGAGGTTGTTCAATCTTTCTTCCAATTGTCTTAACTCATCATCCTTTTCCTTAATCTGTCCTTTGATGGTCTCCAACTCTTGTGTTTCAGCATCCGTTAAATCCCTGACCTCTGTCTTGCAGTTGTCAATGATTTCCAATGCCCTTCTTTTGAGTTGTGCCCTTGCATCCTGAATTTCTACACTGTTCATTTGGTATTTAGATTAATTCATTTATTATAAATATGTGCTTAAAATCAAATGTTTTCAAATTCCTGTTGCAAATTGGATAATTTTTCATCAATTGTTGAAATTTCATCAAATTTTCTCTTTGCACAGTCCGTTGCAGGATATGCGGGCTCAAACACAGGGCTGACATCATAAAGTCTGTATATTTTCTTAATGTTCCTATGAATTTTCCCATCTTGCCTATACCATTCATCACCACCATTTTGGTCAACAACAAAGGCAAATGATGATGTGGTTATCTCACCTCTTGTTAGATATTCCAACAGTTCATCACCAAGTGGCGAGTTTGGAGCATCAAAACTGTAATGCAAACCATCATCTTTCAATTCAAGTTTAAGTGTTCCCTCACCATATCTTGACCTTGCCAAAATGCCCCTTGATTTGTCATGGTCTAAGGTTGCAAATATGTCAGAGTTTCTTATTGTTTCCTCTGAGATGGCATTTTTATCAATTTTTTCAATAAAACCCATGTCTCTGCTTTCAGAGTTGAAGACAACTGCAATACCTTCCACTTTGCGTGATTCCTTGTCTGCCCTTCTTATCTCATTTGTTATATTTCTAACTTCTATGTTTTTTGCCATGATGATATATATATTAATTTATTATTGTTTCATTGCTCCACCACCCAAAATTGGGGGTGTTTTTATCAATAGTTTCAAAAAAAAACATGTCCCTTGATTCATAGTTGAGCACAAGACCCTCAAATTTTATTGATTCTGTGTCTGCTCTGTGTATTTCAATGTTCTTTGCCATAATAGAATATATTTAATCGCTTATTGCTTCAATCTTTGTGCTGAATTCTGCCCATCCTCTTGCTGACTTATAAGCTTCAAGACTTTCTTCAGGAACATATATTTTAATGTCTTTAAGACAACATTTGCAGCCAATTGCTTCATCACCCAAAGTTGGGGGTGTAATGGCTGTTATTGTGAGAATTACTGATTTTACGCTATAAAAAGCATTATTTCCAATGTATGTAATGCCGTTACCTATTGTTATGTTTGTAAGGTTGTCACAACCGTAAAAGGCATAATCGCCAATGGTGGTAACACTATCAGGAATTATAACGTTTGTAAGGTTTTTACAATCTTTAAAAACTCTATTTTCTATGCTTGTAATTCCATTTGGAATTTCAATTGCTGATATTGTTTTATCAATGATACTGCCCAAAACTTTCCCCTCAGTTGAAGATGGTACATTTACACTTACAGTTGCATATTGGGCCACATCAATATTAGCACCATTTGCCGTTATGGTCTTGTTACCCTTTGGAATGATATATCCTTCAGGTATTTTTCCTCCATTGGTATCATATTTTTTCAACTCACCGTCAATTTCACTTGTGAACCAATGTGCAGAATTATCTTCCCTAATGTAGTATAAAATACCGCTTTTTAGGTTTGCACCATTGTTGGTATAAGTGTTGTATTTTTCAACAGTATCAAAAGTTTTAATCATTTGACATAATTTTATCAATTATATTAATGTGGCGTATTGCTCAGGTGTTGCCTCCACACCATTGAAATATATTTTGAGATTTACTTCAGATGCTTTGCCACTTTGGTTTGAAACGATTTTTCCCTTTTTTGTCATTTCATCATATGTTTTATCAAATGACAATTTCCATGTATTCATATAAAATTTGCCACCTGTTTCACCGTTAAGTCTGAATAATATTTTGTTTATTGTGGTTACTTTGGGGAAATACAAATCCTGTTGTAAAGCGAAGTTATAACCAAATACCAAATATTTGCTATCTCCCAAAGTAGTGACACCTGACAAGTCACCAACATTTGTCAAAGATTCGCAATAAAAAAAAGCGTAGCTTCCAATTGAGGTGCATTTGTTTGACAAATTTAACTTCTTCAATTTATGACATCTATTAAAAGCATTTGAAATTGAAGTTATATTTGACATGTCACCAACTGTTTCCAATTTTCTGCAATCATAGAAAGTACTTGTTAATGCGCCACTTAACTTATTTGAAAAATTCAAAGCCCGTAAGTTAAAGCATCCAAAAAATTCATTTCCGCTGTTCATTTCTTCAACGCCTGATACATCACCAACACTTTCAAGAGCACTGCATTTATTAAAACCTCCATTATCTATTTTTTTAAGTTTTTGAGTAAAATTAATTTTTCTGAAGTTATATGCCATCTGAAAACATCCAATTCCCACATATTCAACGTTTTCTGCCCCATTTACTGTTTCAAGTTGACTTTCTCCTTCATCTGAGTTTGAAAAGCCAAAAGCTAATTTTCCTATTCTTTTAACTGTTGGTGGCAATGTTACTGTTTTCAGTTGAGTTGCGCCTTGAGCGAAGCGTTCAAAGATTTCTGTAACGTTTGTAAAATATTTAAATTCATCAAAACTCTTTACCGTTGTGTTTGAGCGTAAAAGCAAATCAACACTTTCATTTGTGCATCTTTCAGCCTCTTCCAAAGTCATGTAATTTTCATTTGCGCATAAGCCTTTTGAATACAAAAGTTCCATCAATTCAGGATTAGATTCAGTGGTGACTATTGCAGCCACTTTTTTGTAAAACTCAGGTTTTGTGACCTTTATGGTTTTGTAATTGTATGGCTTTATATTCATATTTGGATTCAATTCCTTATATGAATTGAAACTATCTTGAGGCACATATATGGTGGTCACATCTTGCGAAACTTGTATTTCATATGGCACAGTGTCCAATATATACAATCTATCTTCAACTTGTGCGGTTTTGACTATATCTGTTATTAACTCCATTATTGCTTATTTATCCATTTTATTATCCAACATTTCTTGTACACTTGTTTCTTCATTGGTTGAGTAGAGATTATATGTATCAATTTCAATTTTATCAATAAACCATTTTCTCCCGTGAATTTCTTCATTGCCGTGTAGATGGACAACATCATTGTCATCTGCTTTTGTTGTTAGTTGCGTATTGATATCCGTTATATCATTTTGAATTTGTTCCACAACCTGTGTTAAACTACTCACTTCTTCATCCCCATCAATTGAGATGTCAGACATTATATAGTAATATGTTGTGCCTGTGTATGTTTTTTGCTTTACATTATCAGTCAAAATGTACTCCAAAACACCTCTGCCAACTGAACGTAATTGTGGCCATGTAAGTATGATGGTGTTGTCACTTGTAACATCTTCATCAGTTTTTTGAATTGCCACATTTTTGGCCGTTGTAAAGAACTTGATGCTGAAATCTTCACTTATGTTGGGTATTTCAGTAAGTTTGACTTCCAAATCATTATATATCCTTTTCATTATCTGTTGGTTTTTCTTCTTTATCTTCTTTTGCGCCAAGTGTATTTTGGGATATGTCAGTGTATGGGATAAAATTGACATCTCCGCCATCTATGGGATTCAATCCTAATTCCTTTCTAATTTCATTTAAATTCATTATACCGTTGGTCAACATGGTTGAGTAGTAATTCCCTTGTGCTGCCTTGTCAGTCCGCAATATCTCATTTGTCTCAAGAATAATGTTTAATTTCCTTTCACTTGGTTTGAGCAACTTTCTGTTAAATTCATTTTCTATCATTGTCACATAGGGTTGTAAGGTATGAACTAAAAATTCCTGTTGTACTGCTTCTATTGTGTTATATGATGCATGGGACAAATCACCAAGTAAAACAGGTGAGATGCCAAAAAATCTTGCAATATCCTGAATGTTAAAGAGCCTTGACTCAATCATTTGTGCATCTTTTGCATTGATTTGTATGGGTTGGTAACTCATATTACCTTGCAATACTGCCAACCCTTGCCCACCGTTTGCATAAGCCTGTGCCCAACTTGCCCTTATTTCATCTTTCTGTTTTTGCTGAAGTTGCCCTTGAACAGTCAAAACGCCTGAAAGGTTCATTCCATTGTCAAAGAACGATTTTGCACTTTCCTCTGTCGCATTTGCTGTCTTCAGTGCCCTATTGGCGTAACTTAATACTGACAGGCCATTAATGCCATCATATGAGTTCTTAATTAAATGTATCATGTTACAGGGCTCAATATGCTTTGCTTTTGTTAGTTTGGGCACTGTATAGTACAGTTCATTTTTGATTTTGTTGTAATTTATTGTAACCTCATTTGGCTCTAAAAACTGTAATTCAGTAACAGTTCCATCTTCTGCCCTGTGTATTAAGGCAAAGCCGTTTCCTCTTAAAATTACACTTTGAACCAACAGTTTCATCATTGTAAACTTTGACAATAAGTTGCTGTTGTTCCTCTCACTGAATATCAGTTTGAGAGGGTGATTTTCAATTTCATTCTTTCCGTTTTTCTCATCCATCCGTTGTATTTTAATTGGCAAGACAGCAATGCTGTCTGAAATCAATTCTGTTGCCCTGTATACCGCACTTAAATTCATTGCAGTACAATTGTGGATGAACGGTGAAAAGCTTAAAGCATCTGAAAAGTTGCTTACATATTGCAAGCCATCCCTTTTCTCTTCAAATCCAAAAAATTTCCTTATGTTCATCTAATTTCCAATCCAAACCATTATTATTATATAAATAGTGCATTTTTCACGAAAAATCAATTATCATTCACATTAAATGCGAGAATTTCATTGTTGTAATGTTCAATGGATAAATAACCACCAAGAGCCTGTAACATTGCAATTACACCGTCTATCTTTTGTTGGTTTTCCTCTTTTGTTGGTCTGCAATTGTCATTCCAATCCCATTTTAAAACCACATTGCCAAAACACCATCTTGTCATTTCATTGTCATCGATAATAACGTTTCCCATCTTAATGTTTCTTTCTAATGTCTTTGTTGGTATTGTGAAATTCATCATAGATTGTGAAAACGCCTGCATGGGCATCCCTAATTCTGTCATCTGAATGCTCCATTGAGTTGCGTTAAATCTGTCATATGCTATCAGTTGAATTGGGATTATTTCATTTATTTTCATTATATCATTGGTGATATAGTCATAATCAACAACATTGCCTTGTGTAAGTGTCAGCAATCCTTGATTGTGCCATATTCTGTATTGCTCTGAATTGGAATTGTTTTCCAAAACTGACTGTGGCAGATAGTACCAATTCTTATAAATAATCTTATCTTCAGTTGGTATCATGCAGGATACTGCCGTTAAGTCATTAACACTTGACAAGTCAACACCCACATATGCAACCAAGTCTTTGTCTTTGTAATCTTCCAAATTGACCTTTTGGGAATGCTCTAACAATATGTCATTTGAAATCCATATGTCAGAGGATGCCAACCATTGATTGAAGTTCTTTGTTCTTGTGCTTATTTCAAGTGCTGTGTTATTTTTTGCCTGTTGTACCTGTTCCCTAAGATACTGTGGTTTAACAGTAACTCCAAGATTGGGATTTGCCTTTATCCATACATTTTCATCTTTGAAATCATCACCATCATCAAGTGTGTATATTGCCGTAAATTGGCTGTCATCCTCTTTTTTCCCAAATAGTATTTCTATATTGGTTTTTCTCTGTGTATACGCGAATGAGAATAAATTCAGACCTGCTGTTGTTATGCTTACTGCCAAAGGGTTGTCTCTCATACCCTGTGAACTTTTCATCACGTCAAACATCTTGCTGTCAGGATATGCGTGTACTTCATCCGCAATGAACATATATGAATTCCAACCGTCATTTGAACCACTGTCACTTGAAAGGACTTGCAGAAACGATTTGGTGTAATCAAATTTTATTTTATCTCTGTATGACTTGAAATACTTGTGTTTTGGGTCTAATTTGGCAACCATATTGGAACACATATCAAAACAGATTTGCGCTTGCTTTCTTGAATTTGCAATCAACTCAACCTCAGAGTTATTTTCTCCATCTGCGATTAAAGCATAAAGACCCAATGCAGCGGCAAAGAACGTTTTTCCATTCTTTCTTGCAAGTTCTATCCATACATTTTTGATTACCCTTTCATCTGTGCCCTTGTAATAAAAACCATAGATGTTGTATATAATCCACTTTTGAAAGGGTTGCAGAATAAAGGGTTTGTTGTTAAATCTTCCTGTAAAATGCTTTAATTTCTGACAAAAGTTAACAACCTTGTCCGCTTTGTCAGGTCTGAAAACAATATCTTCCCTATCAAACCAATCAAGAAATCTCTGACAAGCCAATTTAATATAATTGCAAGCGGTTACTTGCCCGTTAACCACTTGCAATGCATAATCCTTATATTTTTCATTTTCCTCATTGGACATTATTTAGTTAATCCTTCAATAAACTCTTCATCATTATTCTCTTGAATGTTCAGACCTTTAAGACTTCTTGGATTAAGGCCAAAATCTTGTGATAACTTGTTTATCTGAATAAGGGCATCTGTTTGGCATTTGATTAACGGGTGTTTAACCATACTTCCAAACCTATCCTCCACCATCAATCCATCTTGTTTGATTTGTTGCTTGCATTGATTGTATAAATCAACCTGTACTGCAAGCATTCCAAGCAATCCCTCCCAATGGGGTGTAATTTCATTGAACTTGTTAATCAAGTGTTTCTCAACCGCCTGCATAAATTGTTGTGTCTCCTTGGTGTATTCATTGTATTTTGTGCTTTTTCTTGCCATTTGCTTACAGATTTAATTTTTTATTAAGTTTTGGGCTCCTGCTTACCCATTTCAGATTTATTGCCCTGTTGTCTTGATTATCACCGTTTATGTGTGTCACATTTGGGTAATTGTTTGGATTGTCGACAAATGCTTCACCAACCAATCTGTGTACATAACACAACTTGACCTTCTTGTGAACAATTAACATCACCTGTAGCAATCCGTTAACCTTGTTGGCTTGTGGTGTCAACACCTTTGAACGTCTGTGATGAAACACACCGTTGGACTGTATTATTACCCTGTCTTTGCTTCTAACATTCCCCCAATTGCTGCATTCATAGTAATTACTAAAACCATTTATTGGTTTCCATACCTCTTCTATTATTTTCATATATCTCTTTTTTTAAAAAAAAATTATTTATTATAAATATAAAGTAATTTTGGAAAATATCAAAAAATGATTAAGGAAATCGCCATTCTTTTTTTGCAGGATTTTTTGGTTGGGTATTTTTGCACCATTCTTGGAATTTTCTTATTCTTTCATCAGCGTCTTTGGGTCTTTGTTTGGTGATTATCCTTTCAATTTCCTCCTTTGTGCGTTTCTTCTTTTTCATTGTCTAAACCCTTTCCACTCTGAACAAGATTTTATTGGTGAGGTTTCCTCATTTAGGAGATAACATTTGTTGTCATTCTCATGGTAATAGCGGCATAAACTGCAAGTTTCTTTCATGGTAGTTTGTTTTTTTTGTTTTATTTTTCAAACGGTAATGTCAATAACATCTTAATATTATCTAATTCACGATTTTTCAAAAATTCTTCCGCACGCCACTTGTTATAATCTTCATAACTCATGTTTTCTTCAATCTTCATAATTTCTATTTTTAATTCATTTATTTTTTCACGCAACATACTTTCTTTTGAAGTTTCCACCAAATTCAATGAAATCAAAGTTCATATCCCAAGTGTTCCTTGCAAACCAACAATATATTTCCTTCCTGTACAGTTTGAAACGATGTGGGTCATTTGCTTTGAGGTATTGCATATATTCATCCATCTGCTTAACATACTCCTTGAAACGTCCAAAATTGGTTTCCCTTTCACTCAAACTGAACAGTTCATCCATCCTTTCCTTGTCAAATTCAATTTGAGGGCATTTCCTTGCGTCCTGCTGCGTTGTATTGCCTTTGGTGGGCAGTTGTTCCACCTGTGTGGTTTCTTGGCTTCCTGAGCCGCCAAAAATGGCTTCTTCCAATTTTAGGTTGTGTTTGCATATTTCATCATTAAGAGGGGGAAAGGGGTTGGGGTTAGGGAGAGTTTTTGAGCAATCTTCTTTGAAGATTGAACCATCATTTAGCAACTTGGTATTATTATTAACATTATCATTTGAAGGTGTGTCCGGTCCATCATTAAAGGCAGTGGCCAATGGGGTTATCATTTCATTTTCTTTTGCGCATCCCGCAACGTTGTTGCTCCTTTGCTTGTCGCTCATTTCATTCGCTTTTCTACTATTAACATCAAGGAACAATTGGTCAAACTCATCCTCATCAAAGTCCATCTTGGAATTATTACAAGTCCCGTCCGTATCAATCACCTGTGTTGAAGTTGTTGTTTCATTCCGTTTCACTCCATTCTCTTTAACGTTCATTTCATTCGCTCCGCTGTCGCTCATTTCATTCTCTTTTTCTTTATTATTTTCTTTTTCTTCCATACAGGTACTATTACTACAGGTACTTATGTCTTTATCTATTTCTTTATCTGATTCTATATCTAAATCTGATTCTGTAGTACACTTTTCAGTACACTTTTCATTTTTATCAGTACACTTTTCAGTACACTTTTCATTTTTATCAGTACACTTTTTTAATTCTTCAATTTCCTTTTTAAGTAAAACTATCTCATTTTCAAGACTTTCAATTTTATTAGTCCAATAATCAGTAAGAGTACACTTTTCATTTTTATCAGTACACTTTTCAGTACACATTTTATTCAAAAGTGTACCGTCCAATAATGTAAATTCATTTGCTTTTCTGTCTTTCAATCTTCCACTCTTCACCTTTATGTATTCTTTTTGAACCAAAAGTGCAATGGCTTTTGAAATAGTGGTTTTAGACTTTATAAAAGTGTCTTTCATTAAGTCATCATAACTCCTGAATACATAACCATTCTTTTGAGCATCTTCCATTCCGTAAAGGAATATAATATTACCCAAAACCAATTTTGAAGAAACTGTAAGTTCATTTGAGTTTTTCAATGCTTTTGGCAAAAATGCCAACAAATCTTTCTGTTCATCTGTGAATTTCATCTTTGTTCCAATTAAATCAATTATTATAAGTTCCTCATTCCATCTCTTGGGTTGTTAATGTTGGGTAGTGGAACAAAGAAATGCTACCCAACAAAGTGCTTGCAATCACTCAACCTTTCTATTTATAAATATAGTGCAAAAATGAAAAATATCAAAAAATAAGCACTTTTTTTGAAAAAAAAATAAAAAAAATTGGGGATTTTTGTTCCCCAATTTCATTTTCAAATTGTATAATAAGTAATATTTGATTCAAAAGTAATTACAAATGATGAATTTTCAATGGTCATTTTACCTGTTACTCCATTCTCTTTCTCAACTTGGTCAATGTCTTTCCACAAACAATCCTCAAAATAGTCCAAAATTGCCTCTTCCTTTATCCATTTTACAGAATATTCAAGGTCAAAAACAAGGCAAGTGGGTTCATCTTCCATTATTTCCACATTTTCAAGTGCATTTTGTGCGTTAATCACCACATTTTCCAATTCATTCATACTGTTTGAAATACAATTTTCCATAATTTTTAAATTAAAATGTTAATAACTTAATAATTTTAAACTTTCTCTATTTTTATATTTACTAATTGTTTATGTCCATCTCAAAAAAGCAATACAAAATTAAGTGAATATATTTAAAAAACCAAATATTTTCTATTAAAGAATGTTAATTAAATGAAGAAAATTGAAGAATTTTTGGGTAATCTCAATTAATTTTATCTGTTAATTTCTCATTTTTTTTAGTTAAATTCTTAACTTTTTCCAAATTTGATGATATTTATAAATATAATAATAATAGAAAAACAATAATTAATATGAACAAGAAAACACCATTTGAAATTGTATGTAATGGAATAATTACTTTATGTTGGGTTGTAATATGCTGCTCATTCCTTTATATGGGATGCACAACAAATAAAATATTGACCCATTTGAATGAACAACATATTGAAGTAACCAAGTAGTAAAAAAAAGAGGGGAAAACGTAAAAAAAAATTATGAAAAAAGGAAAAGGAAATTAGAAAATAAATTCCAAAACCCTTTCCAAAAATGACAAAATATGAACAAGTAAATGCTCAAGAAAAAAAAGACTTCATAATAACAAATAAGATAATGGCCAAGATTTTTCAAAGATATGATGCAATTGCAACACTAACCCAAATGCCACGATTCACACACTATGATGCCACAATGGAAGTGACAAAAGGGGATTTTACCAAAGAATACACCGTGGAGATAAAAGAGAGAAACGTGTCAAATCCTGAATACATGGACACTATGCCACTTAAGGTTAAAAAATACGTTAATATCATTAACCACTCTGAGGATAAAACACCCTTGGTTATATACTTATTAAATAATGAGCAATATTACATCTTTGATTTAACAAAATTGGACTTGAACAAAGTTAAAATTGCCAATTGGAAAATACCAAAAGTCCAATATGCAGATACACATGAGTATGAGGAACAACCAACATTCTTTTTTCCAATTTCAATGGCCGTTTATAACGGAAAAATAAATTAAAATTAAAGTTGATAAATAATGCCAACAATCAATAAGAAGCCACTAATTCTGAACAGGTCAACAAGAAAAGAAGAAAAACACAAACTGTATAACAACAGTCAGTGGATTAAACTTTCAAAGTTATACAGACAACAAAACCCATTGTGTGAGGAATGCCTGAAGAATGACATTGTTACCCCTGCATCAAGTGTACACCACAAACAAAGCCCATTTGACGGTAATATTTCAGAGGTTGAACAATACAGAAGGCTATTGAATTGGAACAACCTTGAAAGTGTTTGCCACCAATGTCATCAAAAGATACATGAGCAACAAGAAAAGTTGAAAAAAATGAGGAATAATGAAAAAAAATCACCCAAAAAGGATGAAAATTGAAAATATTTCAAAATAACACCATATTTATATATATATAAACAGCGGTTTAGTTACAGCCATATTATACATATTGTTTTTAGTTTATTATAAAGTTTATTTTTTTTTATAATTAAAAAACCCCAACACCTGTGAAGGCATTGGGGTTATTTTTTTATTGCTGTTTGAACCTTATATCCATATACTTTGTTAGGTTTAGTGTTGTGTGCCCAAAGTGCTGCAATACATTCACCTTGTTGCCTTTTGTATAAACCTCAAACCATTCATCATCAATTGGTCTGCCAACCTTGTTGTAGACTTTCAACTTGAACTGTCTGTCACCAATCTTTTCTACAGTTATGTAATCAATAACCTTGACTATAATTTCCCGTCTTGTGGCATCATCTTCAACTTGGTCACTGTATGGCAATATGACACCCTCTTGGGCGTTATCCTCAATGTTGGACAACAGACCTTTCAATTGGTATATCTTGTTTTCTGTTGCAGTTATTTGTCTTTGTACATCATTCATCTCATCCTGTAAAGCATTTAGTTTGGTGGTGTATTTATCTTTTGACATAACACCATCAATATACAGGTCATTCAATCTGTCCATTCTTGCCTGAATATCACTCATTTCATTGGTCTTGGTGTTGAAAATGATTTTATTTTCATTAATCTGCCTTTCATAGTCAGTCTTGTTCTTGTTGGATTGGGTATATATGTACCAATCATTCAATGCACTTGCAGCAGTCCAAGCAACACAATCAACAGCATTTATATTGATGGTCATATTGTGTCCGTGACCCTCACATCTGTACACCACATTGTTTCTTTTTGCCACCATTATATAGCCACATGCAGCACACTTCAACAAACCTTTGGCATAATAGATGTTTTTGGCTGTGGTCTTTGGCATATGCTTTCTTTTGGTAATCATCTCAACAGCCTTGTCAATGGTTTCCTTTTCAACAATTGGGGGATATATGTGTTGGCTCTCAATTACCTCTCCATTGCGCTTGTAATGCCCTTTTAAGCCTGCATATGAGTAGTTTGACAATATGGCGGTAATCTTGCCCACCTTGACACTCTGACCCTTCAAATTGGGGTTGAAAACGCCCCTGTCAGCAAAGTGCTTGAAGATTGCACCTGCACTCATATTCTCATTTAAATACAAATTGAAGATATCACGCACAACATTTGCTTCAGCCTTATTTACCACAATATAACCATCATTGTCAACACCATAACCATAAAGCATATTTGCGCCACCGCCAAACTTGCCCTGTGTTTTCGCAACTTTTGCACCTCTCATCATCCTCTTTTTCTTCAATGTCATTTCCTGTTTTGCAAGTGTCATCATCAGTGATAAAATCAGTTCCTGTGATGGGTCAACCTCTCCATTCTCATTCAACAACCTTATGGATGGGTTCTTGACCACAAGTTGGATTTTGTTGCTGATAAAATACTCTTTCATCCCATAAAACACACTCTCAACCCTTGCAATACGGCTGATTTCCCATGCGTATACGCATTTGATTGATTTGTCTGATTCAAGTGTTGACAACAGTTCTTCAACCTCTTTTTGATATAAGGCATTCTGTTTGATTGCACTTGCACCTTTTGACTTGATAATAATGATGTTGCCCATTGTATAACCGTCATTCAAGGCATACTCAATCATTTCATTCACTTGCTCATCAATTTCTTGATAGATTGTAGAAACTCTACCCCAAATGATTGCTTTCTCCGATTTTTTGTTTACCTTTGCCATAATTTTAAATGAATTGATTTTTAACTGTGGCAAAGGTACAAAATATATTTCAATCCACCTACTTTTTAGTGGGAATTGTTTAAGCCATACCTACTAAAAAATAGGTCTTTCTCGCATATTTTATAAATAACACCCCATTTTGCAATCTCTACATAGCGATTTCCACTGCAAAGTTAACATAATAATATTTAAAAAACAAATCTAAAACTTTGAAAATTAGATTTTGCGTGAAGAAGAG